GATGGCGTTGCACCTGATCACCACAGGGAGCGTGGCGTTCAAGGGCTTCCATGTAGTTGACAAGTTCATCTTTGAAGGCGGGGTATCGAGAAAGGATTTCTTTCGCCTGCCTCTTAAAGGTAGGCGAAAGCTTGACCGCGAAGGTCATTGGAAGAGATCGGAGTCGCGCCAGTCGGTGAACTTGTCCTTGCTCGCCTCTGCCGCCTCAATCAGCCCGTCAAGCAAAGCTCTCCGCTCAGGCGTGGCGATCATGGCAAGGTTTTCCGCCAGATCGTCCCAGTCTTCCCAAGCGGCCTCGAAAAGTGGCTTCAGCACGCACAGGCGGGAGTTCATGGATAGTCTTGAAATGAAGAGCTTGAGGGCATCCCGGGCCTTTACGGTGTCTTCGTACAGCGCAGCGAGGTCTGCCTCTGGTTTCTCTGCCTGATCCTTCGTAGCCCGAAGAGCATTTTCTCCCATCTTGCTTAATCTGATGGCCTCCCGCGCAAGGGCCATGTCTTTCTCCTTCTTTTCCCGCGACCGCCGCCCGGAAGGCGTGGTGGCCTGCATATGTGCCAGGAGTCCGGCGAAGTCTGCGGCACTCATCGGACCGCTGGGTATTGGCGCGCTCATGGGGCCACCATGTCCACGGGTGGGGTGGAAGTCAAGGGTGGAAGGGGCGGTCGGGTTTCCTCTTTCGTTGCCATCGACATTGGTTGTCTGGTATCGGGGCGGGAAACAAGGGGGAGGAACATGAAAACTATCTTGACTTTTCTGGTGGTGTTCTTGGTGGCTGGGTCGATGGCGTGGGCTGGCGACTGGAGGCAATTCAATGCCTCTGTTGGGAAAATTTCCGACGCTGTTGAGGTTGGGGTTAGTCACGACAGATTTCTTGTGTTGCTCGCTGATGCGAACACAAAATCAAAAGGGCTTTGCGAATCGATGGAGCAAGGGAAAAAGTCGAACAATTGGTTTTGTCTTGCGTTTTGGCAATTTAAGTTGGCCGCCTTGAACTGGTATGGGACAGGGGCCCCTGATCGGGGCAGGTTTTCGGCGGCCATGCAAAGCGTTGCGAATGGTAGGTCATCTGGTGGAAAGGTAAAATAGCCAAGCGAGATTGCTATGTGGATTGTTGATTTTTTTACTAGACTTGCTGGCATAGGTGTAAGCAAAGAGAGTCCTTCGATGACTTGGTATAGCAACAGGGTTGACTGTTTAATAAAAGAATTCCCGTTCCTTCGCAACAATCCGTATTCTCATTGTTCAATGCCAGATTCTGAACTGAGGCGATTGGCTAAAAAAATAAATGAAAGCGATAGAATAATAGAGACGTCGGAGTGCATAGATGAAAGATTGAGAAAATGTAAGTTCTGTATAGACGCACTATTTAAGATTTGCGCTTGCTTTCCAACGGAAAAAGATTATGCCGTGTCATTGTCAAACGCCCTAGAGACATATGATCGGCTGAAGCAAGGAGATATGCCAGCCATCACCATTCAAGAATATTTTAAAAAAGTGGACGGCCTGACATTTGACGAAGTATGGGACAGCCTAGACAATAATAAGCAAAAATCTGTCCCAAGAACTCCAACAGTAGAGGGGGTGCCGGTCTACGAATATGCAGAAACGCACAAGGATGACTTCGAAGTTATGTACAGATGTTGCGTGGCGGTATTAAAAGAATCTTGTGCTTCTAAAACAACCCCGGCCCCGTATTATTTCTGGCGTTGTGCGGTTCTTTCAAAGAAAGCAAAAAGATATGATATAGAAATAAAGGTGTGTGAGAGCTATTTGGAATTTGTGGATAGATACTCTTCCGAAATGACGGCGTCTGGAAAAGTCCTCGGTAAAGATTGCCTCGATATTTCCCAAGGCCCCCGCGTTTCCGACATGCAAAAACGCTTACCGAAGGCCCGTGCGAACTTGGCCAAGCAGAAAGCCACATTCGGAAAGTGAGACAGGCAAGGCTCTCGTTTTTATTCCACCCCTGGCCCCCTGGAAACTATCCTTGGGGTCTTCTTTTTTTCTTGACTCCCTTGAGAACTTGCGCGGGCCGGCTTGACAAGCAATCTAGTAAAACTTAGAAAGCTAGAAAGGAGGGCGCGAAGGGTGAAAGCTATCAACATAAAAATTTTCCCTGACGACGTTCACCGGGAAGCTAAAGCCCAGGCAGCGAAAGAGGGGAAAACCCTTCAGGACTGGATTATCGAAGCCGTCAAGGAGAAATTGGAGCGTTCACAGGAAGCAAAATAAGCGGCCCCGGCCGGGTGTACCACCACCCAACCGAGGCCTAACCACAAACAACCTTACAAGGAGGTTGTCATGGCTCAGGCGAGTTTAACCGAAGCCCTCGTTGCGGGCAATGCCACCCCGGCACCCATCCCATTTGCTTTCGAGTCCCACCAAATTCGCACCGTCATCAACGGCGATGGCAAGCCCTGGTTTGTGGCCAAGGACGTTGCCGCATCTCTTGGCGTCGGCTGGTCCGGCCACACGCTCGACAATATCCCCGCTGATTGGCAAAGGATGGTAAAACTTACCACTCCTCGCATGAAACACGGTGAAATTGTTGCGAATACCAAGCAGAAAACCAAACTCATCTCCGAACCAGCCGTCTACAAACTGGCCTTCCGGTCCAACAAGCCCGAGGCCGACCGCTTCACGAACTGGATTGCTTCCGAGGTCATCCCGACCCTGCGCCGGACGGGGAAATACGAGGTCTGCCCCGCTCCCTCCCGCCTGACCACGGCCAAGGAACGCAACGCGCTCACCGGTCTTGTCAACCGCTACGTGGGGCAACTCCCCGGCGGCCCGCACCAGGAAGCCTACAAGGCGACGTGGCGCAAGGTCCACGAGGTTATGGGCATCGGCTCCATCGAAGAATTGACCGTGGAGCAGTTGCCCCGGGCCGTGATGCTCATGAAGTCGCTGGTGGACGCGATGGCGCTGCCGGATGCCAAGCCGCCAAAGGCCCTTCCGGCCCGCCCCTGGCCCGACCTTCCCCCGCGCCATTGGAACCTTTTGATTGGCCGATTTTTCCGAGCCGCCGAGGTCTTTAGCAAAGACCTTGACACCATCAAGGCTGAAGCGTTCGCCCCTTTCAAGCTGGACCGCGAAACGCCGAGACCTATCCTTCTTGATGCGGCCCTTCAGCCCTCTCGCCAGCTTTTCGACGTTACTGATGAGCACATCCGAACCCTGGGACGATGTGTGTACGATTCGATTCTCAGCCTCCAGAGAACATGGGGCGTGCTGCAAGCGCAGGCGGGGAGGTAGGCCATGAGCGACCCAAAGCGCATCAACGAGGATTTGGCCCTGGTCCTGGCAATGATGGAGCTTAACCGCATCCTGGTCGGCCAGAGAGAGGGGCGGCGGCAAGGGCCAGCCCCGGAAGTGGTGGCGGCGTAGATAGGAAGGGGCCGGGCTGGGAGGTCCGGCCCCTTGACTTCCGGTTTCGCGTGAGCAAAGGAATGGTATGCGGAAGAGGATGACCGACTGGCTTGAAAAAATGTCCGTGGCCTCTGTCGGCGTCGGCATATTTCAAGGAAGCTGGCAAGGGATCGTGGTGGGCATCATAACCACCTTCATCTGGTACAAGCTCGTTCGCCGGGGTGATGTATGAACGAAAACCTCATGTGGCTGACCATCCTGGTCCTGGTCCTCATCGTTGGCGCTGTAGGCTGGTTCTCGCCCCCTGACAAGCCGGGGCGCGGCGGCGGCTGCAAGTAGCGCCTTCCCCCTTTTTATCTGTGGGCCGCTCGAAAGGGCGGCCTTTCATTTTTTGCTAGCATTTTTTGCTTGCAATACTTGCAATAATTGCTAGCTTACTCCCATGAACAGCGCGCACAAGAAAACCCTGGCCGCCGTGTTTGCCAGCCCGACCCCGAAGAATCTGGAGTGGGCAAGGATTGAAGCGTTGATGACCGCCAGCGGGTGCGATATTTTCGAAGGGCGCGGATCGCGGGTGACGTTTTCCAAGGGGCCGCATTCGCTGGATGCGCACCGCCCGCACCCCGGCAAGGAAGCCAAGCCCTACCAAGTGCGAGATGCCAGAGTGTTTCTTGAAAAGATCGGGGTGACCCCGGCAAAGGAGGGCATATGACCCCCATGACGTACAAGGGCTATGCTGCCCGCATTGAGTACAGCGACGAGGACGGATGCCTTGTTGGCCACATCGCAGGGATAAGTGACATCGTGGGCTTCCACGGCGACTCTGTGGAGGAAATGCGCACGGCCTTTCAGGAGGCTGTTGACCACTACCTGGAGGCTTGCGCGGCGCGGAAAGCCCCCCCCAACAAACCATATTCCGGGAAGATCATGATTCGGGTGTCGCCGGAACTCCACGCCAGGGCGGCCATGGTTGCCGCCGCGCAGGGGAAAAGTCTCAACACCCTTGCGGCGGAAGCCCTGAAGCAGGCCTCCCTATAGCAGTCGCGAAAAGGGGGCCGGCATCACACCGGCCCCCTTACTTCTTCTCATACATCTTCTTGACCGCCGGCCACATAAGCCGCTCGATCCGCTTCACCTTCTCGTAATCCTCTTCCGTCCCGCCCAGGGCTGCGGTCAGTTCGACCATGGCCAGGGACGGGACAGGGAGAGGAATTGCGGCCATGCCGACCGCAAAAGGCCGGTCAAACTCATGGAGCGAGGACCATACGCCCCAGGCCAGGGCGTTGGCCGGAAAGAGTTCGACGTCGCAGCGGCGCGAGCACGAGTCGCAGGGCGTGGGTTCCTTGAAGGCTGCATAGATCCTCTCGCATTCCTCACGTGAAGCCCTTGTCGCCCCCGGCTTGTTCGCCTCGCACCACTCCTCTAGTTTTTTGCGGCGACATCGGCCTCCACGGCGTCGGCAGCCCCGGCATCACGCAGCACAGCGTACATGAGGCCCGGCGCGGTTTCGCACAGGATGTCCATGTTCTCGGTGGAATAGGGAATGTCCCCGTCATCGCCCGGAAGGCCGGTAAAACCCAGGATCACGCGCCGGCACTTGGCTTTGAGAAGGGCGGCCGGATCGGTGGTGACGTTCTGCTTGGTCTGCCGGTCGAAGGTCTGGAAGCTCTTGTCGAGTTCCAGTTCTTCAGTGAAGGGCATGGGCTTGACGTGGAAGATGGCCCCGGGAGCGTCGACAACACGGATGTGGCGCTCGCGGACCTTTTTCAGCGAAAACTTGGTAGCCATGATTCTTGTCCCCTTTTCCCCGTAATTTGCGGGCCGAAAGCGGCCGGGTGTCCGCTTGTCGGGAGCGCTCCCTATCCGGCCCGCAAAAGATTATTCCAGGCCGATGACCAGGGAGTTTTCGCCAACGCCGTCCGCCGTCCGTTGCCCCAAGGCCGTGACCTTGGCCTTGATGGCCACGGTTCCGCTGTCGCGGTTCAGGTCAGGCGATTCCGGCGAGGCGCGACCGATAAACAGGCTGCACTTGTGCCCGGGCACACTGCCAAGCTGGACCTCGACCGTGGTTTCTGTGCCGTCGAAGCCATCCCCGAAACGCAGGGTGTCGGCGGTGCGGAAATAGCTGTCGATATCCATGGTGATGTCCCGGGGGGTTCCCACCACGGTGGACGGGAAGACGGTCCCAAGCTCATCGGTCTTGTAGTCCTTGGGGGCACCGATGGAGAGAGTGGTGGACCGAAGGTTGCCCAGTACCCCGTTGATCAACACCTTCGTGTCCCGGTTCAGCACGATTTCGCCGATGGGGGCGGCCGGCGGCAGATAGCCCATAATGCTGTCGCCCTCGGCCCATCCGCCAACGGGAACCGGCGGCGAAATCGTGATGATGTTCGCCGCGTAATCGATGTCGGTGATGGTGAAGCCGCTGGTTCCGTTCGTGGCTTTTTTGGTCTTGTTCTGGACCCTGGCCCCAATCGAGTAAGCCTTGGCGAAGGCCCGGCCATCGGGAAGCTCGACCTTGATGGTGCTGGCCCCGGCGATGGCGGCTTCGGCAAGCTGCCCGATGGCGGCGAACCCCATGCGGGTGCCCTGACCCTTGAACGAGAGCAGCACGCCGTCCTCGTTCTTGATGTCCATGGTGCAGGCGTTGACCGTGGCGCCGGCCACGAACTGCAGGAACCAGTCGGTCATCTGCCAGAACGTGAACTTCTCCGAGTCCTGGGCCTGCCGGTAGACCTGGGTAAGCAGGGTGATGGCCGCGCCGTCAACGGCTGCCGCGGCAACGGTGGAGTCGTAGGCCCGGGTGCAACCAGTGAAGGCCACGCCGGTGTTTCCGGTGTAGCGGATGACTTCGGTCCCGATGCGGACAACGCCGACCGGCGGGAAGAGGTCGTCGGCCCCGTCGTAGGGGATCGTCGTGACGGCGTCGGTGATGTCGCCATTGACCGTGGCGGTCAGGCCGGTGACGAATTCGCCCTGGAGTGCCCGAAGCAGAGCGTGTCCCTGCGGCAGGACGCCGAGACCGCCCATGCGAAGATACATGGGCAAAGCCCATTCGGCCGGCGCATAGCCCCCGGGAAGCTTGTCGAGCTTGTCCAGGGTGTCGGCCATCTCCTTGGAATCGGAGGTGTTCAGTTTTTGGTTGATGCTCGAATCGCCGGCCGGGCAGATGAAGTCAGCCGCGACCGGGAATTGCGGCGTCCCGGGCGTCGTTTCCTTGGCGACGAAGCATCGGGTCCGCCGGGCAAGGTTGATGTCGTCAAAACTGTAGGCCATGGAAGCCTCCTCGAAAACGGGTTCCTGGTTGTTCCAGGCCCTCCGGCCTTCGAGAGGCTCCGGGGCTCAACGGGACAGGGCGCGGCTACTGCTCGCGCTTGGGCCGGTGTTCGACGGCCACGCCCCCCCTGAAAACAATGCGCTCGCGACAGCGCGGGCAGACGATGCGTGCGTACTTGGGTTCTGATTCCTCAATCATGCGCCTGCAGGCGGGGCAGACATGCTTGACCAGAATGGTCCCTGATGGCGGGGCAACAGAGAAGCCGGCGAAATAGTCCATCACGCCACCTTGACGCCGACCTGGATGCAAATAAGTTCCTTGCCCCAGTTCTGGCCGAGCGTATTTTCGCGAACCATGGCGAGGTCGGTCACAGTCGTGTCCGTCTGCTTTTCAAACTTGGAAACCAGACCCTTGATGGCCTGGCCAAGTTCGTCCGCTTTTTCCCGAATCTCTCTGGCATTCATGATGCTCTCCTTTTGCCGTTTTCGCGGTCGATAATCACCTGGATGATGGCCTCAGCCAGGAGCATGGCAAAATCAGGGTGCTTCGTGTCCACGATGATCGGCACGGAGACCCGCCCCCTTGGCCCATACTGCAAAGGCCCGGCCTTGATGTACCCAGGCAACAGCTTCGCCATGGCCCTTACGCTCCGGTCCAGGCCCACCATGGGCACGTGACCGTATGTTGTTGGTCCTCGCCCCGCACGCCGCTGTCGGTCGTGTAGGGCTTCTCAAAATGCACCTTCTCAACGTCCTTCTTTCTGAAGAGCGATTCGACCTGATCCGCCAAGGCCGCGCCGACCTGGACACCCTCGCCGGCAGCCGTGAAAACCTGCACCTTGACCACACCCGGGCGCTTGTCCACGCCGCCCTCTCCGACCTCGCCTTCGCTGGTCTGGCCCGGGAGGATGAAGCAACAAACCCAGGGTCGGGTCTGGTTGGCCGGGTCTAGGTTTCCGAACGTGACCGGCGTGGCCGTCCAGCTCGCGTTGAAATAGGTCTGAATGGCCCGGATGATGGCTTCGAGGGTCATGCCGCAAACCCCAGGGCGCGTGCGCCCTCGCGAATTTTGTCAGTGAGTGGAGCGATGGCCAGGGCGATGAAACCGCTGGGGGCCTGTGCTTGGGAATGACCATTCTCAAGAGCTTCAAGATATTCGATGTTGTTATACAAAACGTACCTATCTGACTTGGGCAGTGAGGCGATGATCTGTGCAGCCCTGGCGCTGAGGTCGATTTGAGTATAGTCGCCGGGCGGCAACTCCCAGGCAGACCAATCAGTGTCCAGCATCCACGATCCTGCGCAGCGGCAAGTATCCTTGGGGTTCGTCTCCATCAGCGTCTTCCAGAGGTCAAAAAGCACCTTCCGCACAAGCGTGTTAAAGTCCCGCTCGTAGACCTCTGCGATCTGGTTGAGAGCCTCGGAGAACTCGGCCGCGTTGCGCTGTACGCCGTCAAAGCCAGCCATGCCTACTTCCTCACCTGGACGCGGTAGAGGAGGGCCACGCCGCCCGGGGCCACGGCTTGGCAGGACACGATACCCCATACGCCGCCGGTCGCATCGAGCAGCTTGTCCGACACGGTGGGTTCGACGCCCAGACCCGAAGCTGCAACTGTAAATTGCTGGTCGCCCTGCTTGATCCGGGTGCCATCGATGAGCTTGGCGTGATAGCCGCTGGCCAGGGCATGGCCGGGAAAGTTTTTGACCGTGCCAACGTCGTATTTGCCCGTGGCCGGGTTGAACGGCCCGGGGGTTGTGCGGCGGATGGCGATGGGCTGGCCATTCTCAATGAAGTCCGGGAGGATGTCGGCGGCTTCGGCGGCGTAGTCCATACGCTATTCCGCCTCCGTGTAGTCGCACGGCGGCGTTTCATCGAACCGCACGGCCTTAACGGTGCCCTGACCTTCGACGAGCGCCCGGGTGATGCGGTGCCAGCCGTCCATGACGAATCCCTCGGCGTCCAGAATGACGGGGTAGTCCATGTCGGCAGCCAGAGCCCGCTTCATGTGCAAGGCAAGGTCGTAGGCGGACCGGATGGGGTCGAACACCTCTGACCCAGAGAAAAGCGCGACAAGAGGTAAGTCGAAGGGCTCAAGGCCTTTGGCGCGCTCAATCAGGGAGGTGACACGCCAGACGCGCCTACCATCACGGAATGTGTTGGAACAGAGCGGGGTCGGCTGGATCGTGACTGGCTTGTAGTTGGGCATGGCTACGGCCTTATCGCCTGCTCAAATTCATCCACAGGAACGCCATTTTCAGCGGGCCATTTCTTCGGGAGCACAGCCAGGGCCGCCACAACGTCTATGCGCGCGTAAAGCTCGATAGTGGCCATGGGAAGCGCGAGGAGTTTGCCGCTGTTGTCGTGAGTTCTGACCGTGACACTGTAGACACCCGGGATGGTGTTTCCTGTGCGCGGGTCAATAACCCGCAACCTCCCCGTGGATTCGTCGGATTCGATTTTGACAAAGCGATCAAGGCCCATGGCTACCCCCGCACCAGATCCACGCTGTTGCCCGACTTTAAAAACGGCCGCAGCAACGCCTCTACCGCCAAAAACCGCGTCCCGGCCGGCGCGCTGCTCGCGTACTGCGTCGTGATGACGTCCACGCGCTTCATGACAATCTGGCCGCCACGCTTCAGGTCCGGCAGCATCTCGGTGCCTGCCAGGTAGCGCAGGGCGGCCTCGCATTGGGCTTGTTTGACGGGCTCGGGGATCTCGTTGGACGGCCAGGAGGCGTAATACCCACCAGCGCCGTAGGCGTAACTGTAGCCAGCGCAGGCCATCCCGGACGCGTTCTGCATGGGCACGTTATACCGGGGCCAGCACATGGCCTGATGCACCTCGTCCACCTTGTCGCCCTGCCAGTGAAGTCCGTTCAGGTATCGCCCGGCACGCACCAGGGCCGCCTCTTTGGCCGCAGCCTCGCCGGTCCAGGCGGCTTCCCCGGACGCGGCGAAATAGGCGTCGGCATAGGTCGCGTCTGCGAATGTGTTGGCCAGCGGGCCTTTTCCCGTTCCGTCTTCAACCATCAGCATCTTTGTTCTCGCTTGCTTTTCTCTTGGCCCATATCTTTTTCATTTTTTCGCTTTGTTTCCGCCTGTATTCCTCGCTGCCAGCGACTACCTTCAAGTTCTGGAGCCTCTTCGGAGAAGATGCCGCCATTTTCATAATCTCTCTTTGAGCTTCAAGAGATTCTGGGTTTGAAAATCGGCGTTTGTTGGACTCAGAAATGGCTTTTTTGTGTTCTTCGCTGCGCGGGCCTTTCCCCGTTTCACCGCGCCTGATATTTTCTTCTAGTGAGACAGGCTCAAGATGCTCTGGGTTCACACAAGACCTATTTCTGCACAAATGGTCCAAAACAAGGCCTTCAGGAATTTTCCCGACAAAATATTCGTAACTAAGTCTGTGTATGTAAACATTACGTTTCCCATTGACGGAAGCTCTTGCGTACCCACCTTCCGTGTGCCCAGTCCAGAACCAGCAATCTAGCCCGTCAACAATTTTTATTCTTTTCTTTATAAATGATTCAATATCAACAATACGTCTTGATTTTTCAAAACACTCTTTGCTGCAATACTTTCTTCTTTCGACTTTTGATTTTTCTCCCGATATGTCTTTGCCACAAACGGGGCAAGGCTTAGATACTATATTCTTTTTCCCTTTATTGTGAGGTTCCTTCCCCCTCTTGAATTCAGCATAGCACTCCCTGGAGCAAAAATGGTTTTCCCCCACCTGGGACGGCCACTGAAGAAATTTCGCTCCGCACGAATCGCACTCGTAAAGCTGCTTCTGTGACATATACCGATCTCCTTTTGTCTGATGGGTATATCTTGCAGCTTCTGATATTAAAATCAAGGTTATTATTAGGGCCATGAAGGCCATGGCCCGCCATGGGCTACGCCTTGGGCTCCGCTTCGGCAGCCTGAATCACGGCCAGGACAGCGTCCTTGGTGGTGGCGTCGGCCCCAATGGTGATGCCGCGCTCTTTGGCGTAGGCGCGCATCTGGAGCAAGGTCATATCCGCCAAGGCCTTGGGCTCCGCTTCGGCAGCCTCGCCGAACTTGGTGTGTTCCTGCGGGTCAAAATCGGCCTTGTTGATGACCAAGCCGTCCGGGAACCCTTCGTGGACGATGCGGATGGTTTCGGTGTCGATCATGAATCCTCCCTGTGCAGCGGGAGACCTCGAAAGGCCTCCCTCTGTTGTTCTTGTCCCTAGCCGGCCACGCGCGCGCCGAGTTCACGCCGCACCACGTCGGCACCGTAAAGGACGTCGTAGGAGAAGCGGGTGCGCTTGTGCTCCCGGGAGACTTCCAGGCGCAGGGTCAGGCCGGACTGCGGGTCCACGGCGGATTGGAGCAGATTGCCCAGGCCTTCGGCCGAATCGATCAAGGGCCGGGTGGCGAAGGCGATGGCGTCACGGTGGAAGGCCAGATTCATGACGTGGCTGGCCTTGACGGTCACGGCTTCGCCGCCGGCCAGGGCCACCTGTTTGGGCGGATAGATGGGCAACGCGATGTCGGTGGCCGCTGCGGCCTGCGCGACGTCGGTGGTCAGTACATAGGTCTGAGAGTCGCCGGCAAAGAGGACAATGTCGCCTTCCTTAAGAGCGCAGGCCCCAGTGGCGGCGGCCGTAGTGCAGACGATGCTGGTCAGGCCGGCGGCCTGGGGCGTGGCAGCCTTGGCAGCCAAGCCGGTGGTGATGGCGCCGGAAGTGTGAGACGGCACCTGTTGGTCCGAAAAGACGTCGAAACCAAACCGCTTCCCGAGAACACCCTCGACCATGACCTTATCGTTGCCGCTCTGGTTCACGTACTGGAAGGCGGGCAGCGCCAAGGCTTTGGCTTCAGCATCCACGTCCAGGATAAGGCGACGATCCCCGCCCGGGGCGAGTTGCTTGTTCAAGACCTTGCGGACGTCGGTGGCGGCGTCGGAATTGGCAGCGAAGGGCGTGGTGCCCGGGGTGCCGACAAAGCCGTAGAACTTCCGGCCCAGACCAAGCAAATACCCGTTGACGTTGTTGGCCAGGGCCTTGACGGCTTCCGATGCCTGCATGGGGATGGTGCCGTTCATGATCTGGAGAAAATCGTTGTCGGTCAGATAGAACGGGGCCTCGAACCACTGGTCCATCTTGATCTGGGCCATGGTCGGGCCGATGTCGGCGGTGGTCGGCGGGGTCGGCCCCGGCGAAACGGCCTGGGCCTGAATCGCGGAAGGGATCGGCACGTCAATGGTGGAGCCTTTCTGGGCGGCCAGGGCCGAATAGTCGGCGTTCACCAGACGCGGCATGACGCAGGCCCCGCGCAGGGCAAGCAGGCCCTGGGCGAGCAGGCGGGGGATGACAACGGAAAGCGAGTTGCCCATGGAAATGCTCCTTGAATTTTTGGATTACACGACGGTCATATCGCCCTTGGCGATGGCTTCCAGGTTCTGCCCGAAAGCCATGGGGTCGCCCTTGGCGATGGTGCCCGGCGCACCCTGGCGGTTGACGTTGTCCTGTTGCGCGCCGCCGCCGGTGGCACCGGTGCCATCAAAGGCGCGGCCGAAAATGTCAGACTTCTTCATTTCCGCCACGAGGTCAGGGATGGTCATGGGAGTGCCCTTGCCATCGACAATGCGGGGGTTGCCCTGGGCATCCACCACTTTGACGGCATAGCCTCCGTTTTCTTCGACCACCTTCACGGCGGCCTTCACGTGGGGCAGGAGCAGGGCAGGAATGCCTTTGGCCTCGGCAAGCGCGCGCGTGGCCTCGGCGTCCACCAAATGCTGCTCCAAAGCCTTCTGCATGGCCGAAACCTTCCCGGTCGCGGCTTCAAGTTCCTTCTGGTGCTTGTCCAAAAGCTGGCCCTTGAGCTGGTCCCACTGTCCCTTGGCCTCGGCGTCTTTGGCGGCCCGGTCGTCGGCTTCTTTCTTGAGTCGGGCGTATTCGTCGGGGTCCAAGTCCTTGAGGCCGGAGAGCTTCTTCTCGAAGTCCCGGGCGCGTTCGCGTTCCTTTTGCAGTGCCGACTTCAAGCCGGAAGTGTCTTCAAGACCGTCCACGTCGAGGTGAAACTTCCCGTCCTTCTCGACGTAAAGCGCCTTCTGGCCATCATCGAGGCCGTCCAAGGTGTCCAAAATGAGCTTCAGGGCCATGTTCGATCCCTCCCGGATCATTTGCCCCCAGGCGTCACGCGAGGAGGCGTATGCGTTGAGATGCGGCCCACGCTAAGAACCCCGAAGGACAACAGCCATTACATTGATGAGAAAAAGATGGGGGTGGGGAGGGAAAACGACGGAAAGGGCGATGCCAAAACTTGATGGCCTCTTGACTTTGGCCCTGCACGCGGTACTATTTTACCCATGAGCACGGCAGACAAGACTCTGGCCCGGATGCGCCAAAACCCGCGCGACTGGCGGATTGAAGACCTGGAGGGTGTTGCCAAGCGCCTGGGGTTCTCGATTCGTAGGGCGGCGGGTAGCCATGTGACGATCAGCGCCACCGGGTGCCCAACCGTTGTAACCGTGCCAGCGCATAAGCCCGTCAAGCCGGCCTACGTTCGGATGTTTCTCCGGCTAGTTGATGAGGCCACGGAGGTTTAGGCTATGGACACCATGCCCAAGTTTGATGATTATCCGTTTCGGATAACGCCCCTTTCCGACGACGACGGCGGCGGCTACCTGATTACGTTCCCCGATCTGCCCGGCTGCATGAGCGATGGCGAGACACCGGAAGAGGCTATCGAAATGGGGCGCGATGCGTTCAAGTGCTGGATGGCCGTCTATATCGAGGATAGCCGCGTGATTCCTCTGCCCGGCAGCGGCGGCCCCGCCTCGGGGAAGTTCAACCTCCGAGCCCCCAAGAGCCTTCACGCCAAGTTGTCCAGGCAAGCAGAAGTCGAGGGTGTCAGCATGAACACGCTGGCCGTTGCGATCTTGGCCGAGGGGTTGGGGAGAAAGCAGGCCAGTAGGTGAGGCGGCGGTGAAAATCATGGAGTGCATCAAGACGGAAGAGGATTACGAAAAGGCCCTCGCCACTGTCCAAAGCCTCATGAACGCCAAAGAAGGGACCGAGGACGTTGAGCGCCTGGAGCATTGGGTCAAGCTCGTCGAAGCCTACGAAGACGAGCACTACCCAATTCCCAAGCCAACCCCGCTTGAAGCCATCGAATTTGCCATGGACCAGCAGGGCCTGACCCGTCGCGACCTGGAGCCGTTCATGGGAAACGAGGCTGTTGTATCTGAGGTCTTGGCCGGAAATCGTCGGCTGTCCTTGGACATGGCCCGTGCCCTACACGCCGGCCTGGGCATCCCTTTCGATACCTTGGCCCAGGGATAGAGGGTTGATTCCATGAAATTCGGCTTCCGCACCCCCTCCCTCAAAAAGCGCATCGCCGCCCGCACGTCGCCGGCCCGGTTCATCCGGCATTCCCTCGGCCTCAAGGCCCCGCGCGGCTGGGGCTGGCTCACGAACCCGAAGAAGGCCGCCTACAACCGGGTTTACAACCGGACCACCTTCGGGTGTCTGCTGCCGATCCTGGCCGGGCTGCTGCTTGTGGGGCTGCTGGGCGGGTGGGCCTTCGCTGCCAAAGAGTCCCACGTCTACGACGCCCAAGGCCGTTACCAGGGCCGGGCCACCACGAACACGGCCAATCCACAGTAAAAGAGCCTGTACGATGCGAAAGGGCGGTATATTGGGCGGGTGATGACGGATAGCAACGGCAACGCCCGGGTTTATGACAATCACGGGAAGTATCAGGGGAGGGCGACGGGATGGCCGGGCAAGGAGAGCACAAAGTGAATGGGAGCATGATCGTGAAATGGTTTTATCTTATCGCAATAGTTGTTACGCTTGGCGTCGTTGCTCGACATGTCTCACCTCTTGACAAGGATACGCTGAATGCCCTTGTTTGTTCGTTCGATACGACCGAAGTAATGACGTACATTAGAAAATAATCATTCAATTCACCTTCCCGCCATCGTCGGTGTCTACGGCAACAACAACTTCCGCAACACCGCCCTTGCCCTTTCTTTTCGCCTTCTGCATCTCGTTGTACACTCTGTCGATGGACTCATCCGGGAGCATTTGTGCTTGCCCTGCTAGATTTCGCGCCATGCCGGCTTGACGAAATAGGGCGGTGGCCTGCCGCTCCAGGTTGTCGGCATGGGACATCCAAAAGGTACAGACCGCCAGCCGCTTGGACAACGCCTGCCTCGGCGAAGATGGGCCACAGGGTTTCATCGGTGGTCTTTTTTTGCTCATGATGCCTCCAGAATCAGGGAACTCTTTTGAAATATGGCCGCCCCGAAGAACGGCCCGAACCTTGCCTGAGCGCGCCCGTGTCCACTACTTCATCTCAAACAGGCTGCACCACCAGTCCTTACGCACGCGCGGGTATGCCGCCAGTCGCAATCCGCGTTCGCGGGGCGGACGGATGGCGCATAGAAATACTCTCCACTTCAGGAAGCGTGTGCGGCCGGGGCGGCAGAAAGAACAGGTTTCGCAACAGTGACGTTCTCCGTGAATATCCATAGCTTCTCCTTCTAGGGTTGGGCTAGTACTTCTGGCTCTTGCAAAATTGACGGATCGACGCCAAGCTCTTTGCAGAGGTTGCGGACAAGGGCTTCCATGCGCTTCATCTTCTTGGCTTGACCAAAAATAATAGACCGAAGCTCTTTGCATCGCTCTACAACATTTTCGTCTTCTTGCTCCTGGCGCTTCTGCTCTCTATAATCAGCAATAGCCTTCTTGAATGTTTCAGCCTCGTCCCTAGGTGTCCTGCTGCCGTCAAGGATTTGTCTTGTCGCGGCAAGCCGGTTCGCTATTGCCCCGTGAATTCCACCTACCGTATCAAGCCCGCACTCTTTTGCTATCGGTTTGAAATCTGCCGAAGTAGTTTTGTCTAAATAAGCAACGCGACATTTTGCAAGGAAAACATCTATCAAACCATCTTCCTGCTTTGATCCGGGGGCAGGCTTGGAGCACTTCAGGGGAGGAGATAGCTGGGCTTTTTCGCCAATTGCCTTGCAGGCAGTATCGCCAGCATCTTTAAAAGCGCCATGTTTTCTCATGTATTGATCTATCCTTAACGTTTCTAGATTGTTTTTGTTCGCCGCCCTACGCTCATATGAAGAAATGGTACCGGCGGAAACGCCTATTTTTTCGCCAAGCTCATATTGATTCAGAAGGAGCGACATCCTTAGCCGAAACAATCTCTCCCCGTCTCCATAGATATCAAACATCGACGAAGCCTTCCCGGGGATGCTGCCCTTGTTGGCTGCCTCAACCCTTCTGTTGACGGCAGAAGCCATTCTATTTGCTTTTTTCGAATCTATAGCAGGACAATCCCAGCAGAACTTGTCTTTGCTGAAAGGATCGGTCATCTCAAACCAAGCCCGGCATTTCTCTTTTTTCAAAACGACATGCGCCCATTCTGATAAGATCGTCATACGCCATCCTCCTCCAATCGCTTGGCTCCAACAATCTTGCGGAGCTTTTCTTCTATCGCCGGCTCCAATACCGACATGATGAATTTCTGAGTAGACAACGGGGTGTTCTCGCGGATGAAGGCGAGCTTCGCCCACTGGACTTCTGTCAGGCGCAGGTTAATCCCCTTTTCTACCCAGGGATTGGCGTCCCACCAGGGGAGAGGCTCATTCAGCGCCATCGTTCGCCACCTCCTCCCGCAGCGTCCCCGCCCACCACTTCAAAAATTCATCACGCAGCACCAGAACCTTCTTGCCCGAGCGCACAAAGCACGCCGCCGGAACCTGTTTTTTTGCCCTGGAGTTCAGGATCGTGCGCCAAACAATGGCCCCTCCGGTCAACTCGTCAAGGTTCTGGCCGGCGAAGATTGGCGGCAAGGTGGCCCGTAAATCTTCGAGAACCTGAGCGGTATTTCCCATCGCTTGCCCTCCCGTGAATCATGTTGTTCACGGGAAGCATGTCCAGGGTTTGGGACAAACGACATTACGTTGGTGAGAAAAATTTTGGCGCAAACAAAAAAAGCCATGTGGCGTCTTTCGTAGGCCGCCCACGGGCACCGTCCCGAGACCCCGAGAGGCTGCGGGATTTCCGCCCTGTCGGCTTGACTTCTGATTCCGAGTGGACAAGTGAAGGGTATGCAGAAACGGATCGCTGACTTCCTGGAAAAGATGTCCGTGGGCTTCATGGTCGGGGCATATTTCCAGAACTCGCTGACGGCGGTATTTTTCAGCCTGCTGTCAATCGGCTACAGCCTTTATCTGACAAGGAGGATAGAAAATGAGCGGTAACACTGTGATCTGGATTGCCGGCATCTTCTGCACGGTGCTGTTCATCGTGGCGCTTTTCCTCCCTCCCGACAAGCCCAAGCGTCCCGACTGCTGACCCAGGGAAAAGCGAATGACACTTCTCTTCGACGACTCCAAGCGGCTGGAAAAGGCCCTGGGCGAGGAAGCGGCCGGCGTCCTCATCAACATCCTTGAAAAGCAGGAGGAGGCGGCCAATCGTGAGCTTGCCACCAAAGCTGACCTTGAGCGCGGCTTGCGAGAGCTTGAACTGCGGCTTGAATATCGGCTCACCATGCGCCTCGGGGCTATCGCAGCCTCTTCCATCGCCATCGTTGCCGCCGTTGTGAAGTTCCTTTCGTAGCCGGCCCACACGCGCCATTCCAAGCCCCTCGGGAAACCGGGGGGTTTTTTTGCGGGGTGGAGTGTTGACAGTGTTTCCGCGAAACATTAGAGTATCTGGAAAGGAGCAGCACATGAAGTCGATCAACATCAAGATCGTCCCTGACGACGTTCACCACGCGGCGAAGGTCGCAGCGGCGAAGGAGGGAATACCCCTTCAAAACTGGATAATTGAGACTATCAAGAAGCGTCTGGAGGAATTGAACCAACCAAAATAAACGGCCCCGGAAAGGTGGTGGAACACCAAACCGGAGCCTAACCCTGGTCCCTGACAAGGAGGAACCATGGCTAGCGCAATGATAAACGAACCCGCCCCGGCGGGCAATCCCGTCCTGACAGTCGAATCTTTGCCTTCGATCATCTATCATGGCCATCCTGTCATCTCAACGGAGTGCTTGGCCAAGGCGTATGGTGTGAAGCCGAAGCAGATTCGGGACAACTTCACCCAAAACCAGGGCCGATTTGCTGAAGGGAAGCACTTCTTCAAGTTGGAAGGAAATGATTTAAGGGACTTCCGCGACTGCACCGTTTTAAACGGTTCAGTCGTCCCGGCTCGGACTCGAAACTTCCTCCTCTGGACGGCCAAAGGCTCCGCTCGCCACGCCAAGATGCTCAACACCGATTCGGCCTGGGATGTCTACGAGAGGATGGAAGACGGCTATTTTAGCGCCATGGAAGCCGACCTTGCCCGGCAGCAGCCTTACCCCATCCCCACCACCATAACCCCCTCCCAACAGCAAGAGCTTCAAAACATCGTGGCGGCCAAGGCTTCGGCCTTCCCGAAGGAAACCCTGGGCCGCATCCGGGCGCAGCTTTGGTCACGCCTGCACAACAAGTTCAAGGTGGCGAAGTACGACCAGTTGCCGGCCGGATCGTTCCCGGAGGCCGTGGAATATCTGGTGGGGCTGGCAGTGCGCGGGGCGTTCCCGATGGCGCTGCCAGATGCCGAGCCGCCCAAGTCCACTCCAACCGTCAAGGCCCTCCCTGGCCGTCGCCGGATCGCAGAACTCGACCAAGCCGACATTGCCCGCCGCCTTGGCCTGCTCAAGCAGCGGACCAATAGCCTGATTCTGGAATACTTCGAGTTCACCCGGGAACTGCACCAGCCGTTCAACGACGTGGCCTGCGACAAGGAGAACTACGACCCCGACGCGGCCGGCATGATGACCGCCGTGAACTACGGGCTGCAATACTTTAACCGGGTCGCCTGCGGGAACCTGGAAACCATGCAGTCACTGGCGGAGTTCGCGACTCATGCCGCCAGCGCTTTCAGGAAGGTGGAACACCTCCCGGCGTCCGGGACGGGGAGGTAGGCCATGACGCGCATATCCTACCACATCATCGGCAAGGCCCCTCTGACCCTTGAGACCATGGAAGCGCTCGTGCCCGGATCGGCCAAGGCTGTGGCTTATGGCATGATGGAAGTGCGGCGGATCATCAGGAAGGCGGCCAGGGAGGTGGATATGGCGGGAAAATAGCGGATAAGACCAGAAGGGGCCGGGCCGGGAGGTTCGGCCCCTTGCATTACCGCCGACTACCTTCCCGCCGCCAGCGCCTTCAACTCCGCGACCGTGCGAGGCTGGTAGTCATCCCGGACCAAGTCCTGCATTTTGATTTTACCCGAATTCAGCAACGCAGCACGCCCCGGCCCCACGCTCGTGCTGGCCTTCTCCGCATCGGACATGCTGGCCCAAAATGCGTCGGCATCCCTGTAGCGGCCGACCCTGACGACTGGATCTTTTCCGCCCTCGTGTACGCCACGAACCAATATTTCTCCGTCATAATCCTTGCGCCCACGCACGACCCACTGATCGGTCGCGTGCTGCATCTCGTCAATATCAATGCCAAGCTCGCGCCACGTGATCGTTTTTGGCAGGGCGGCGCAGCGGCAACGTGGGTGGATCGGCCTTTCCGGCCCCTCCCCCAACTTGAAATCCTGGCCATGCAGGGCCAAGCAAATGGCGCAAACTCTGTTGTCGCCGGCCGTCATCCATCGCCAGCCTTTTACCACGTCGGCGTTGGCCGCATAAACCATGTCCCGGGCCTGATTATTGGCCGCGCTGACGAAGGTTCGCGTGAGCGTCACCGCGTCGTTTCGGGCCAGGCCAAAACCGTTCTCAACCCGCTTCACCAGCCCGGGGTAGCCTTCGCCCCGCAGCACGCCCAGATTGATGGCCTGCCGCACTTGGCCTTGGACGTTGTAAGCAAAGGTCCGGTCCACCCATTCCTGAATCAGCCGGCCACCCAGGGGCGTTTCTTGGAAGAAGGCCCGAAGCTGCGCCGACGACAAGGCTACGTTGTTGACCCCCACAGCGAGACCGCCAACCGAAAGCGCCCCCACGGCCTCAGTGATCGACGGCGCGGCCACGGTCATGGACATGCTGGTATACTGCTGGGTCAACTCGCTGCGCACGCCGGCCGTCAGGTCATCAAGCTCGTACAGGACGGCCTCAAGCCGGGCCTCCTGCCATTCGGACAGCTTGGCCGAGGAAAAGCGGGCCTCAAATTCGCGCAACACTTCGGCCCGGCCCTTATCCAGCGTGGCCAGGATGGAGAGAAGGGCCTCTTGCTCGAAGAGGTCAAGCTGCGCCCTCCACACGACGGCCCGTGCATATTGGTAGGTCTCGTATAGTGCTTGTCCGGTCGCCTCGCCCATGCTACGCCACCCCCATGGCAAAAGTTACCGACCCGAAGTTGCTGGCCGAACTCAAGGCCCGGTTTGCGGCCGATCCGCTGGTCATTGAATGGACGCCGAAGCGGCAACGGCTGGCCGCGCTCGGCCGTGCGCTCATGCTCAGGGAACTCACGCAGCTTCCCCTTGCTTCGACTGAGGGGCCGCGGCGGGCGGATTCTGCCCCGGAGTCGCCCCCGGATTCAGAAAGCGGGTTGCCGCCGTCTGAAAAGTACCGTCCCGGCTCTGAGTCATAAGCCGGTCGCGCTCGGCCTCCGGGTCGAAGTCGTCAGCCAGCCGCCCCCGGCGCTGCAGTTCTTCCCAAACCGTTTCCCGCGAAAACAGCCCGGCCTGATATGCCTGGGTCAATTCCGCCATGGTCATGTCGGTGACGGACAGGCCAAAGTCGCTGTTCACGTCAACGCCGCCGCACGCCTCGGGCTTCTTGCCCACCCAGGCCCCCATGTACTGCAGCACGAGCTCCAACGAGTCTTGAAGCCCCCAGGCCCAGGCTTGGAGTGAGCAATGCGCTTGGCTGGTGTCTATGCTCTTTTCAGTGGCGGTGACGGTGCCCGGCCGACTGACCATGGGGTCCATGGCCATCTTGCCCATGCGCTCTTCCAGGTCGCGTAATGACTCGCGGTTGCTGCCAATGGCCGCCCCGGTATGTTCAACGAATTGCAGAGCGGCCTCGGGGTTGGTTTCCCGGATCATCTTGTTGGGGCCAACCTCCACGACGCCTCCCGCACCTTCGTTGGCCGGGGGCGTGTACCCGCGATAAAAGAGGATCGGCACGCTCGCGACGTGCTCAATCTGGTTGGCATCGCTCCATTTCTGCCAGTGCAGGCAGTTCAGGTCGGCCAAATCGGCCAGAGGCGGCTTGCCGGCCATGAAATCGGTGCGTTCGGTGTAGACCGGCACGATGGGGATAAATCCCACGCTCATGACGCCAGAAAGCTCCTTGCGGGGAACCCACTGGTTCCCGGTCTTTTCCCCCTGCTGTAGTTCCCAAACGGTATAGGCACAGCGAGGCTTGCCGTCCTCGCCTGTGACCAGATCCAGGACACGTACCCGGCTGACCGCCTTTTCCCCCCAGTCGCCGTCCGTCTCGACGCTCGTTTCCCGAATACGTGCCTGGGTGAGCGTTTCGACGCCGTTGATCCTGGCCGACTTCCAGCCGATGAGGTTGCCGCAGGGCACATGCACGCAGTAGGGCCGCGCCCCTATCTTTCGCTCGTCGGCCAGGGTGCCGCCGGCTTCGACCCGCGGGAAATCGACCAGGATGTAGGAGACACCCAAAAAGGAATCGAGGAACACTGCCTTGACGAAGGCGGTGAAATCGTTCCCGGCCAAGTCGATGTTTTCCAGCCAGGCCTTCATGTCCTCGGGCACGTCGTCCTTGGGATGCAGGGGTTTGGAGAACACCTTGCCCACCAAGTCCTGCACGGCCTTCTTGTAGGCGTTATAAAGGACCGAGCGGGCAAGCCGGTTCGCATAATTCGCCGCGCTTTCGGCCGGCTCCTGGGGCAAGTACGTCGGCCCGGCGGCGCGCATGGCGGTTGTGCCGCCCATAAGCGTACGGGGAAGCTTCCGGGCCTGCTCCATGTCGGCGTAGGCGAGGGAAGGAGTGTTGACGTCGGCTTTCTGGATGCTGGTAGACATGGTGGACCTCACAGGGGGAAATCAACGACGGTGGCGGTGTTTCTGGTCACGGGATGGTCTCGATGGATGAGATACCCGGCTGCATCGACGGGGTGGTCGTGCCCGGTCGTCTTGTCGGGTTCGCCATTGTTCCCCCAGGCCTGCTGCTCAAGGGCGTCGGCGTACGTTGGACAGGTGGCTGCATTCACGAGGTAGCGACGATCTCCTGCCGCGTTTAGAAACATTGCGTTCATGGCGTTCACACGATCTTTTACAGGCGGGTTGGCGTTGGGGGCTGAAACGATAAATCCAGCCTGTTTAAGCAATGCAATGTCTGTTTCCGAAGCGTTGACGGACTTTCTTGAGCCGCCAGACGCATCGGGATATACGCGAATCTGGCGGGTCTGATGGTAAGATCGCCCATCGAACCGCCAGCAACGTTCTTTGATTCTGCGGATCATGTCGGGCGTGTCGTAGGCATTGATGATTTCGTCCACCGCCCTGGGCAAGCCTTCGCGCTTGACGTGGATGATGGCGGCCATTTTGCCAACGTTGAAGTCCATGCCGATAAAAAGGACTTCGTCGTCTTTGGCCGTATCGTTGCACCCATTAAGGACTCGGCTGTAAGACGCATAGACAGTTCCCGTCTGAAGATTGACGAATTGACCGTTGATATAAGCATCTATCAGGTTGGCCGGGTAGCTTTGCAAGAGGCTTGGAATATAGTCTTCGGGGAGATTGCTCTCGTTGTCGTAGGTCGATGCCTGGACTAAACCGTAAAGTCCCTGCAACGCAGGATTTGACCGTGGATTTTTAACAAACTGTTCGTGGATAAACCGGAACCCCTCCGGGGTAGTGGTCACATCAATTCCGTTTGCAAGTCCTTCGGCCTTGTAGCGCATACGAGCAAGAATTTTACGCCAGACGGCTTGCGCCTTGTCCTTCGGCATCACATCGATTTCATCAACCAAGGCCTTCCCGATCTTAAACCCAACGATTGAGCCTGGATCTTCCATGGACCTGCAAAGGATCGTTCCCATGTAGATGCGGCCTCGGTAGACATCGACTTCATGGTTGCCAACACGCACTTTGGTGGTCAGGCCCCACTCTGAGAGGGCCTCTTCGACCGTGGGGTAAAAAATGTCCCTGATCTGCGGATAGGTAGGTGCAAAATATCCGGCACTTACCCGGGGGAACTCGTAGAAGTGTTTTCCCAGGCTGGCGCAGCCTGCCCAGGTCTTGCCTGCACCATAGCCGGCAACGTAGGCCTTGAACTTATGGGGAAGCGCGAGAAATCCAGCCTGGGGGATGTTGAGCTTGGGGGAAATGACAGTCATACCTTGCGTCCATCCACAACCGCGATCTCAATTTTGACCGGCATGGGGCAGTCGTCGCCGCCCGGGTTCTCACGGAAAAGCCCCAGGTGGTTCCCAAGGTGTTGAAGGGCCTTCACCTTGTCGTGGAGCTTGAACTTGGTCTTTTTAACGTCCACGGCGTCTTCGCCTCGGCCTTCGGTATAGGAATCCTGGGTGATCTCGGAGACGGCGGCCATCTTGTCGGTGTCGGCCCGGGAAAAATCGAGGACAGGGGCACCAGAAGCTTGGAGGGTGACAAAGTCGGCGATATTCGAGAAGCCTATCTTCGCAAGTTCTTGCAGGACGCGGTCGGCGGTGATCTCCGTGCGCTTGGCGCGTTTTCCCATTTCTTTTTGGATGGCCTCAGCAATCCAAGTTTTTCCAAGGAGTTCAGGGCCTATGCGGCTTGCGGTCTTGGGGCTGTACTTTGCCCTGATAGCCGCCTGCGTGGCGTTCAGGTCGATCAAGTATTCCTTGACGAACTGCGCTTGTTTTGGAGCTAGGCCGAACCCCCTTTTGGCCTTTCCGGGCACCTTGCGTTTTGGCTTGTCGCTCATGAATTCCCTCTGCGCTCAAGGCGCAATTCACCCGTAGAAACACCCGAAATCCGGCCCTGATTCTCTTGCCTCTCCCTCGCGAAATATCGAGCCCGCCATGCAGCCCAGCGATCATTGACACGGGGCTTAACGCTGGATTCCCCCGGGGCAGGCTCACCCAAAATCCGATGCCTTCCGAAAAGAGGCGCTCGCTTATCCGTTCGCCCGGGCTTATTTGGCCTGCCGGGCATATCGGCGGCCGGGTAAAGCCGCCGCGAGGTTTTGGCTTTATTCCGTCTACTGCGGGACTTTGAATCCCATTCTGGTAAGTGCCCAAACGACGAGCACGATGGCCCCGTATTCCAAAATTTTAACCACGACGACGGAGCGGACCTTGAGAGCCCCTTTCATGGCTCGGTGTTGCTCGGCGTGCTCCTCCGGGCTGAGGGGACATTTCGAGCAGCAGGCCGGCGCTCCGCACTTGCCGCCGTTGTCTTTGGCAAGCGCCAGGGCCACGGCCTCAGCGATGCGTTTCACGTCGTCGTCGCCCACGCTATTTGCCCCCTTCCTGCAGAAGCCGCAGCGCTGCCGCAAACTCAGGCCTCTCGGCGATCCGGCCCGCGTGCATGGCCATGACAGCAAAGGCCCGGTCATCCGTGGCGTCCATGGCCACGGATTCGGTCAGGTCAGCCTGGAGCCGGACATACCGGTTGCCGAGAAGGTGCCGGCACTGGTGGTCGGTTACGTCGGAGGTGGCGGAAAACATGATGTCGATGAGGGGCCGGACCCAGCCGGCCAACCCCCAGTTACGCGCCCGGGCCAGCAGATAGGGCTTGTCCTCGCGCCCTGTGCCCAGGGAGACGAGGCAGACGTTGGAGGTGGGAACATTCGCCTTGACCACCTCGACCGCCGCGCACAGGGCCGGGTTGTTGGCCGCCACGCCGCCGTCAATGCAGGCAAACCGGTTGCCGCCCTGGCTCATGATGGCCACCGGCTCGAAATAGGTGGGCGCCGCAGCCGAGGCCATGGCCACGTCGACCAGAGAGAAGTCCCGATGGTGGTCACGGTGCGCGTCCCATGAGGTGAAAAAGACCGGCCGCCGGGCCTCGATGTCATAGGCTACGGCCATACAAGCGGCCCCAGCCCGGCTGATGTCGGCCAGGGTCTTGTTTCCAAAAATCTCTGCCAGCCCGGCCCGAAGCCCATCGTTGTTGTACTGCTCGTCGGCCAGACCGAAGAGGCTGGCCATTCGCTTGCCCCAGGTGCGCCGGAAGATAGCCGGCCCCTTGAGCCGGTAGAACTCGGCCATGTCCGCAGCCGGGACGCCGGCGACGAGGCCCAGAGCCAGAATGGCACCGGTGGACGTGCCAGCCAGAAGGTTGGTCATCTCGCCTATGAGCCGCCCGGCCTGGGCCTCGATCTGGGCCAGGACCAGGGCCGGCAGGAAGCCCTTGATACCGCCGCCATCAATGGAAACGATGCGCACGCTATTTTCCCCCTTCCTTTGACAGCACAAACGGCCGGAGCTCGGACCACACGCGGATAAGCTCGGTTGCGGCTTTGCAGAGGTCTTGAAGGGCCTGGGAACCGCTACAGGCGATGGCCACGCCGCCCAGGATCCAAATGGTGTGCTCGCTGAGGCCGAGCTTTGCGCTGGCGGCAAGGACGGCAATGGCGGCGAGGCCCTGAATCATCTTGCGAGAGTTAAAGGGGTTCATCGGTGTTCTTCGCCTCCTGCCCGCTTCGGGCTGGAACGCTTCCCGGGGCAGTCCGTGTCCCCAAGGCTCGAACCCATGCACTGCATTTCCCCGGGGCCGAGAAGCCGGTAGATGCAGCCGATGCAGTGTCCGGTCCGCTTGGCCTCGGCGATGGTCACAGCGCCACCCCGTTAACCTTGGCCGGCCAAAGCCCGGAAAGCAGCATGTGCGTGATGCGTCCGACCCGGTTGGGGGTCTGGCGTGCCCATTTGGACAGGTTGAGATTACGGACGGCCCCCTCGAAATCGTGGGCGCGCAGGCAGGCGATGGTTTTTTTGAATGTGGCGGCCCCTCCGGCCCCGAGCTGATAGACCCCGGAGATAAATACGGCTTGGCGCACCTCGTCGAACTCGTCGTCCCAGAGGGGCCAATGCGCTTCCAATTCGGCGATGGTGGCGGCCACCTCGGCCCGTAAGGCCCGGTCGGCCTGCTTGGCCGTCCAAACAAGGCCCTGGGCCTCGTTGTCGGGCACGCCGTGGGCTGTGAGGTTGTAGCCGTGGCCGATGTCCCAGACCTTGCCGATGCGGTCCCAATGCCCTTTGAGCACCAGACCTTCCTCAGCTTTGAGCCAGGCAATGGTCTTTTCGAGGCCCGGGCCGCCGTTGGCGATGGAGGTGAAGGGCAGGGGGGTGGAAGAGGCAACCGGCTCCAGGGCAGCAGTCGGGGAGGATGCCAACCACTGCCCGTCTTCCGGCTCGTCGATCTCCACGCGGCAGAGGTCGGCGAAGAAGCGGAAATCGCCGCTCCAGCGCAGCACAAGGCCCAGGGCTTGGGCCGCCTGCCGGAATGCGGCGGAAATGGAGAAATACTGTGCTGGATCGGTGCTGGCCGGGTAGGGTGCTATGGCCAGGGATAGACCATTGCCGGCGGTCACCGTGAAATCGACCGGAGAAAGCTCAAGCGCCCGTGCGGCGACGGCCTGCAGGGCGGGATGACAGGTGGCCAATGCGGCCCGGGATCGTGCGCCAAATGTGTGCGGTTGTGCCATGGCGGCCCCCTTGTGGGCGGCCCGCCGCGCACCGCGCTTGGATGGGGTGGGGCGGGCCGTGTGTGGGGCCAGAGTGGGCGGGGAGTTGGACAGAGGCCATTACGTGGGTGAGAAAATTATGAATTGAAATCAGTCCCCCAGCACCCGGTAAACCGTCTTCTGGCTGACCCTAAACCGCTCAGCGAGCGATTCGATACCCACCCCGGCTCGGAATAGGCGTCTGATTTCCGCGTTTCGGGCGGAACGCGCTTGGACTTGTCCACTCCCAGTAGGGATGTGCTCCAGAGAACCACCCCATTCGTCCACAATGGCCTTAACAGCCGCCCGGGCCTTCTCCTGGCCGATGGCCTGGGCTATGATAGCCTCAAGTTGCTCCTCCCTCATCGCCCCTCCTGCGCTATCCCCGGTATTCCTCGATCTCCCAAGACCCTTTGACAAATCGGGCAGCGAAGAACCGAAACCACCAAAATTGCTCCGCTGCGACCTTCCACTTCACCCGGGCATCATCCTCCCAATGCCCCTTGCACTCGTGGATCTCGATGCAATCCGGGCGCACAGCCACGAAATCGAAATTATAGAATGTGGCGTCGGCCAGCCGCAGCTTAAACGGCTCAAAGCGGGCGTCCAGGTACTCACCGGCCATGAGGCGAGGCTGCAGGATTTCGCGGTCATACTGCGCTTCAAGCTTGTTCATTTTCCCGGCTTGATGCGGTGCCCGACGTGCTGGACCGGGCCGCGCCCCGGGGACAATCCCGAGGCGTAAGGCGCGGTATTGAGCGGCAGACATGTGCTCTTGAGCCATCCTCACCATCCCCGCCCCGGTCGTCGTCGCCGGGGCCAAACTTGCCAAAACATGCAGTTTGCGAAATTTTGCAAACTGACCTCAATGCTTGACCGCTCGGGCGCTATTCGGCCGCCGCTTCGGCCGGCTTCTTCCCCCGCCGTTCCCACAAACGCATGTCCTTCATCTTCGCCCGCCGCTCCCGGGCCAACGACTTGCAGGCCAGGGCCTGGGTCTTCTTGTATCCGTACTTGGCCCGGTATTCGTCCGGGGTCAGGCCGTGGGTGGCGAGGTGCTTGCGGGTGAGGATTTTGAAAGACTTGCCGCACTCAAGGCACGTGATAGAGGCTTCCTTGATGGCCTTTTTAGGGTCCAGGCCGGGGGTCTGCACCACCTCGGCGGCGTAGCCAGTGATAACCATGCCGCCGGCCGCCGCCTGAATCCCGGCCGCGACTTTGGCGATCATGGACGTGATTTCGTCCTCGGTCATGGGCCGGGCACTGGCCTGAGCGGTCACGATTTCGACGGCGCTTTTGAGATAATCGTCCATGGTCTTCCTCCTGCCGGCCTAAGCGGCCGGGTTGGTGTCCTGCCGACGTTTCGCCGGCCTAAAATTTACTGCCCCACCTTTGCGGGGGTGAAATCCCCCAAGGCCCCGGATCGTCACCGTCTGCCCGGCCAGTAGTTGCCCCAGGATGGCCTCGGCCATACAGTCCACGACGCGCCGGGCGTCGGCCATGGAAAGTTTGCATTGGGCGGAGAGGTGGCGGATGAGGTCTTTACGCTGCACTGGTTCCCTCCCTTCGCATCCGCTCCAACACGGTCGTCTCGTATTTGCATTCCCGGACTTGTCCTAACGGCACGGCCTTCTCGGGGTGCTTGCCGAAATACAGGGCGCCCCAACACATGCCACCGGTGGCGCAACGCAGGGTGGGGTGGCGGTCGCAGGGCTTGGCGGTCATTGCGGCCTCGCGCAGGGCGAACGCAGCTTTTCCATGGGGCCATTGATAAGCTGTAACCATTTTTTATTTAAAGCAATCTGGTCTGAGTCTGAAAGCCGGGCCTCGGGCAGGGCCGGAAGCTCTTGGTACGCCTTACCCTCGTTCAGCGCCTTGTCAGCGGCCAGCAAGTCAGCCGTCGTTGGCAGGAAAGAGGACAGTTTGCGGTGCTTCCGGCAGGCCAGGGCGAACCGTCCAGACGTCCAGCCTTCCTCGGCGAGGTCGTCCAGAATCATGGCCCCCAAAATATCCAGCTCGTCAGGGCTTTTCTGCGCCGCCGGGGAGAGCCGCATATTGAACAAATCCATGGCCGACCTGACCTGTTGCTGCGTTATTGCCTGCATCTGAAATCCCCATTTCCGCCTTGAGGCGCTTGGCCGTTTGCTCGCTTTCCGTCTGCCGCTTATCTCGAATCGTGCGAGGTTGGGGGCCGGGCGGGCTGGCCCGGGCCGCCGGTATCGGGTTCAGCCACACCCTGTCCGCGAGGTAGTTGGAGAGTTTTGGGATTCTCCCACGCTGCCACTGGTCGCAGTTCCGGCGCTTGTCCAGATCGTCCACGATCCTGGCCAGGGGAAAATTGTGGCGCATGGCCTCGAAGGCCTTGTAGGCCGGCACGACATCAACGCAGCCTTTGGCCTGCTGGTAGGCCACCACGAGGTCTTGAAATTCGAAGGCACAATCGTTCAGGCTGGAAATTTCCGGGACGGCCGGCAGGGCGTCGGGATCGTCCTCGGGAGACGGGGGCAAGTCAGGGGCCTGCCCATCCCCCCCCGTGGGGGGTAGGGGGGACACCCTGTTATTCTCTTTTACGTAAGTAGGAGCAGGAGTAGGAGTAGTAGGGACCGTTGTACGACGTTGGTACGGCGTACCTTCGGCGTATAAGCGGTATTCGTCTTTCGTAATTCCAGACCGTCCGTCTGCCCTTATCCCGTCAGCAGCTTCCTTGTTCACCCGGGCCAGCCGGGAGAGGCGTGCGGCATCGCTACGGCTGTCGGCCTCGGCAGCCCACGAGTTATGATCCTCCCAGTCGTGGAGAAAAAAGGCATCGCCGTCCTGATCAAGCCACCGAAGGGACAAGAGCGTTTCCACGAACTTCCCTTCCTCTCCTGGCCACTTCGCGGCGATCTCGATAGCCTCGACATCCTCGCCTTTCAGGCTTCCGTCAGCGTGATTTTTTGCAGCCCAAGCCCACAGGACTTGAAGCGACTTCGGGCCTTGCAGCCCCAGGCGACGCTCAAGCTTAACCGTCTTGGGGTGGTCCCAAAATTCTGTTGAAAGGCGAATGTCAGTGTTCACGACTTTTTCCCGTTGGTTCGCTTTTTGATTGATCCAACACAATTCATAGGCGGTTGAAGTCGTTTTATTAAACGAAGCTCTTTCATGGCCCAATCGCCATACTTTCGGCTGTATTGAACTTTTACTTTTAAACCATGAGATTGTCCCCAAGGCGTGAATATGGCTGTCGTATAGCCATACCTAAAATTGTAAGAGCAGATTCTTTTTTGAACATTTGTTGATTGGCCGACATAAGCAACTTGTCCATCAAGATAGACTACGTATACGCCAGGAATTGGTTGAAAATCCCAAGGACCATCAAAGTCGTATGCAATCCAGTACGACCCAAGCCAGTCCTTGGCGTAAAATTGGAAAGCCGGGGCCTTGCCCATGATTGCTACCCCTTCGCCCCGTCCAACCGTTCAAGCGCCCGCCTGGACACCGCATTGACGTGCCGAATCTCGGTCACCACGTCGGCCAGCGGCCGTCCCTCGTCCCGGTGGTCATTGATGGCCTGGAGCGCCCTGAGCCCAGCCTGGACAACCTCAAGCAACTCCTCGGCGAGGATGGTGCCCATGGAGTCCAGCGCGTCGGGAAAATCCGGGTGCCGGCGGCAAGCGTCGTCGTAGGCGGTTTGGAATTGATCGGTCATGATTTGGCCCCTGTCTGGACTTCGAGCTTTGCTGCCGTGCCTCGCAAGGGAATAAGGCACCCCTTGATCCAGGAAGCCAGCAAGGCATTCG